TCATTTCCTAAAGTGTCTCCGTACACTAAACAATCCTTTCGTGATGAGTGTGACATCAATCTTCTGATGTCCAAATATCAATCTTCGGGCGAAATGCCCGTACTTAATCAAAAGGCGCCTCAGTACCTTGATGTAACTGGTGCTGACTACCAGGAATCTATGAATTTTGTTGCTGGCGCTCAAACTCTTTTCAATGAACTTCCTTCGCAAGTTCGTAATCGTTTCGAGAATGACCCTGGTCAATTCTTGAACTTCTGCTCTAATGCAGATAATCGTGCAGAAATGCACAAAATGGGGCTTCTAAAGCCCAAAACTGATTGGGTTGACCCTAATCCTACTTCACCCACTAATCCTCCGCCTCCGGCGGTTCTAGTGCCTTCTGGCACGTCTTCTCCAAGCGTTTAAAAAAATCGCTTGACAAAACTCAGCATATAGCTCTACTTGATGTCTATATGCTGAGTGACACCATTTATGGTTCACTCTTAAATTAAAGGTTTTCGCCTTTAATAAAACAAAGATTTTAAGGAGGTTCAAAATGTACCGATCAAAAATGAGTAAGAAACATTCCCGCCAGTCGTTTCAACATGGAGCTGTTCTCATTCACAAAAAAAATCTTATTGGCAATCCAATGAGGGGAGGCATCAGACTGTGAAATGCCTTGTTATTTCCCTCTTGTTGGCTTCCGTTCTTCTCGGCTGTCAGAATCCGGGAAGCGTCCGATTGTCTTTAGACGGCAACATGGGTATACCGACATCCCTGCCGTCACACTCCCTTGCGGATCATGCATCGGATGCCGTATTGACAAATCCCGCGCCTGGGCGCTAAGGTGCGTACATGAAGCAAAGTTTCATTCTAAATCTTGCTTCTTAACTATTACTTATGATGAGGATCACCATCCTGTTGGAGGTACACTTGTCAAATCCGATTTACAAAAGTTTTTCAAACGCCTCAGAAAATCCATGGGCTCGTTCCGTTATTTCGCCTGCGGTGAGTATGGAGATAACACTTCCCGTCCACATTTCCATGCCATTATTTTCGGCCTTGACTTCGTTACTGATGACCCAGCAACTACAAGGAAAAAATCCGGAAAAAACCCGCGAGGAGATTTCTACTATTCTTCGGAACCTCTTAATAAAATTTGGGGTAACGGACGTATCACTATTGGACAATTCAATTACCAAACTGCGGCTTATACAGCACGGTACGTTATGAAAAAACAAACAGGCAAACAAGCTGCCGATCATGAATCTTATACTCGTCTCGATCCTGTTACTGGCGAACTTTATCAAGTCGCTCCTGAATTCGCTCTTATGTCTCGCAAACCTGGTCTCGGGTCTCTTTGGTACGATAAATATAAAACAGATGCTTTCCCGTCTGATTTTCTCGTACATGAGGGAAAGAAACACGTTGTACCTGCTTTTTACTATCGTAAACTTCAAAAGGAGGATGAAAATCTTTACAAGCTGATCTCTAAAAAACGCAAGAGCGCTCGTGAGGATACTGCTAATGACAATACATCTGACCGTCTGTTTACAAAATTTACTGTTAAAAAATCAAAACTATCTCAATTACAAAGGACTCTCTAATGACTAAATCACTTTATTCTGTTCTTGATCTTCGTTCTTCTATTTTCGCTAATCCTTTTATTTCCGTTAATGACATGACTGCTCTTCGGGACTTCGGCAACGCTGTTAATGATCTTGGCACTACTCTTTCAAAAAATCCCGAGGATTTCCAACTTTATAAAATTGGTTCTTTCGATGACGTTCTTGGCGTCATTACTCCCTGTGATCGTCAACTTCTCGCTAATGCTAATACTCTTGTGGAGGTTCGCTAACTATGTTCTCTAAATCTTCTTCTCGACCTTCTGTTATGAAACATCAGTTTAGCCAGGTTCCTAAGGCTGAAATTCCGCGCTCTACTTTTGATCGTTCTCATGGACACAAAACTACTTTTGATGCTGGTCTTCTTATTCCTTTTTATGTTGATGAGGCACTACCAGGCGATACTTTCAATCTTCGCACTACTGCTCTTGCTCGTCTTGCCACTCCGATATTTCCTTTAATGGACAATATGTATATGGACACACAATTTTTCTCAGTTCCTATTCGTCTTCTTTGGGATAACTGGCAGAAATTTAATGGTGAACAAAAAAATCCTGGTGATTCTACTGATTTTACTATTCCTCAAATCAATGCCCCCGAAGACGGTTACGAAGTAGGTTCTATCCATGACTATATGGGTCTTCCTATTGGTGTACAATTCTCTCATTCTGCTCTTTGGCATCGTGCTTATAATCTTATTTGGAATGAATGGTATCGCGATCAAAACATGCAGGGTTCTGCTCTTGTTCCTACTGATGATGGGCCCGACTCACCTTCTTCTTATCAACTTAAACGCCGGGGTAAACGTCATGATTACTTTACTTCATGCCTACCTTGGCCACAAAAAGGCGATGCCGTTACTATTCCTCTTGGTTCTACTGCTCCTGTAACTTGGTCTCCTTTCAACCCTGCTGATGTTAATAATCAAGATGGCAATCTTGCTGGTTTTCAAGATGTTTCTGGTGTTACTAAAGCTGGCTGGGATGAACCTGGTGGTTTATCTGTATTTTCTACCAATGAAAATAATTCTATTTCTATGCTTAATGCTGATTTATCTATGGCTACAGCCGCAACAATTAACACCCTCCGTCAAGCTTTCCAGATTCAGAAAGTCTTTGAACGTGATGCTCGTGGCGGCACTCGTTACACTGAGCTTATCAAATCTCATTTCGGAGTAACTTCACCAGATGCTAGACTTCAACGACCTGAATTTCTCGGCGGTGGTTCTACTCCTGTCATTATTTCTCCTATTCCTAATACTTCTTCTGGCGGTGACACTCCCCAGGGTAATCTTGCTGCTATCGGAACTACTCACATATCCGGTCATGGTTTTACTTCTAGCTTTACTGAACATTGTATTATTATTGGCCTTGTCTCTGTTCGTGCTGACCTTACTTATCAACAATGTCTAAATCGTATGTGGTCTCGTCAAACTCGTTTTGACTTTTACTGGCCTGCTTTATCTCATATTGGCGAACAATCTGTTTTCGCTAAAGAGATAAACTGTGTCGGCGATACTGAAGCCGACGATGTTATTTTTGGCTACCAAGAACGGTATGCCGAATATCGTTACAAACCTTCACAAATTACTGGTCTTCTTCGTTCACAGGCCGAAACATCTCTTGATGCTTGGCATCTCTCACAGGATTTTGCTACTACTCCTGTTCTTGATACTGATTTCATTCAAGAAAATCCTCCTGTTGATCGTGTAATTGCTGTTCCGGATGAACCGCATTTTATCTTTGATTCTTATATTAATCTTCGTTGTGCTCGTCCTATGCCCGTTTATGGCGTACCTGGACTAATTGATCACTTCTAGGGGGTTTTATGGGCTGGTTTGAAGGTGGTTTATCTTTTCTCGGCGGTGTTATGACTAATAAGGCTAACGCCAAACAAGCCGACTACAATCGCAATTTCCAGATGGAAATGTCCAATACTGCCCACCAACGCGAGGTCGCTGACCTTCGTGCCGCTGGACTTAATCCTATTCTCTCCGCTACTGGTGGTAGCGGAGCTTCTCAACCTTCCGGATCTGTTGCAATCATGCAAGATCCTATTTCCCCTGCTATTAAAGCTAAAAACGAGTCATCTCAAACAGATGCTCAAATTATTGCCTTATTCGCTCAAGCGGCATCAGCTAATGCTCAAGCTGAGCTTATTAAGGCACAAACTGTTTCTGAAGGTAAACGTCCTGCTTTATTGGAAGCTGATACTCAATTATCAAATTCTGCTAAAAATCTTAATGTAAAAACTACTGCTGGTCGCGATATTGAAAATTCTATTAAAACTTATGAAAATGCTATACTTCGCGAACTTGTAGGCACTAAGATTGATACTGCTAAAATTGAGCGTCTTATCAAAAATCGTCAATATGAGATACTCGGCGCTGATCTTCAACGCGCTAAAATCGAGGGTCAAATTGACAAAACTAAATTCGGTGAAACAATGCGATATGTTGACCGAATACTTAAATCAATCGGTGTTGCCACCGATTCTATAAATATATTTAAACCTCGTCTTAATCGTGTACGTTAAAAAACACCGGATTTTGTGTGATGGTCTCGCCGCAGCGAGGCGATCACGCAAAAACGGACTACACTCTATCCTCTTACCAAACGAAAGGACTTATCTAATGTCTCAAACTATTTCAAAATCTCTTACTACAACTTATCGTCACTCTTTCTCTCACGTTAATCGTGTACAACTCTCATTTCCTAAAGTGTCTCCGTACACTAAACAATCCTTTCGTGATGAGTGTGACA